AACCCGGAGAGAGGTCGCCTATCAATTAGGAGTTAATTTTAAAGTTGTTCCAAAAATTCCACTAGAGGATGGCATACACGCAACTACTATGACCTTACCTAGATGTTGGATTGATACTGACCATTGCAAAAAGTTAATAGATGCGTTAAGACATTATCACAGGAAGTATATTGATAAGAACAGAATGTTTAGATCAAAGCCTGTACACGATTGGAGTTCACATGCTTGTGATGCAATGCGTTACCTAGCAGTTGGACTACAAGAAATTAATACTAGACAAACTGCTCCACAAAGTATAGCAGATAATAGTTACAGAATTATATAGGATTATTATGGGTTCAATATTTAAACCAAAAATGCCATCACTGCCGCCACCACCTCCAGCACCGGAGCCACCGAGTGAAGAAATTTCACCAGAAGAAAAAGAAAGAATTGCAAAAGAACAAGCAGATATAAGAAGAAGAAAAAGAGGTAAAAAAGAAACAATACTAACTGGTCCTATGGGTATTCAAGAATCCGAAGAAGAACAATTAGAATCATTATTAGGTAAGAAATAATATGGTTAAATTTACATCAGCTGACGATAGAAGGCAAAATTATCAAAGCACGTCTAGTGGAAAAACAAAAAAATCTTCTTCACAAAAAAAATCTACACCAAGCAACACTGGAAATAATAGAGAAGATAATAGGGTAAATCAATATACTAATTATACCAAAAAACAAATAGCAGATGGTAGAAAAAAAGTAGCTAAAGATAAAATAAAAGATGGAAGATCAAGTCTTGATAATTTAAAATTTAATAAAGTTCCACCATTAGTTCCGGGTTCAACAATACTAAATGCTATTGGACAAAAATCTTTAGATAAAAATGTAGATTTTTTTAAAAACGATCCAAGAACAAATAAAGCAAGAAATAAATATGGTGTAACTGAACAAGGTTATAAAAATTATATGAAAGATAGATTGGATGGAAAAATAGATGCTGCTGGCAATGTTAATTCTGGATATGGAAGAGATAGAAATAACAATGTTCAAACACAAAAAGTTACTGCAGGTGGACAAACTATTTTAACTAAAGAAAAAACACCAGAAGAAACAAAAGTTGCAGAAGAAAAAAAAGAATATGATGCAAGACAAACAAAGAAAAAAGGTAGAAGAAAAAATACCCTTACATCTTCACAAGGTGTTATGAAAACTTCAGCAGATTATTCGTTAGGTAAGAAAAGTTTATTAGGACAAGTAGTTTAATGGCAAAAACAGATTTAACAAAAAATTTATTAGCAAGGTTTGGCAAGTTAAGAAGTCAAAGAGCTAACTGGGAAAATCATTGGCAAGAAGTTGCAGACTATATGCAACCAAGAAAAGCTGACGTTACTAAAAGAAGATCAAGAGGAGATAAAAGAAACGAATTAATTTTTGATTCATCTCCAATACAAGCAGTAGAATTATTAGCAGCATCATTACATGGTATGCTAACAAATCCATCTACACCTTGGTTCTCATTAAGATTTAAAGATTCAGCATTAGAAATGGAAGATGAAGCAAAACTTTGGTTAGAAGATGCAACCGAAGTTATGTACTCTGCATTTAACAGATCAAACTTTCAACAAGAAATATTTGAATTGTATCACGACCTAATTACTTTTGGTACTGCAGCCATGCACATCCAAGAAGATAATGAAGATGTATTAAAATTTTCTACAAGACACATCAATGAAATATATATTGCTGAAGATGACAAAGGTAGAATAGATACAGTTTACAGAAAGTTTACATTATCAATCAGAGCAGCAATGCAACAGTTTGGTAAAAACGTATCAAGAGAAGTTCAAGCACAATCAGTTAAAGACCCTTACAATGAAATAGAAATATTACATGTTGTATATCCAAGATCAGATTACAATCCTAAATTAAAAGATACAGAGAACATGCCATTTGAATCTGTCTACATAGAAATGGATAGTGGTAATGAATTATCAGTATCTGGTTTCCAAGAGTTCCCTTTCGTAGTGCCAAGATATTTAAAAGCATCACATGAGATATATGGTAGATCACCTGCAATGACAGCTTTGCCAGACGTAAAGATGCTAAATGAAATGTCAAAAACTACAATCAAAGCCGCACAGAAACAAGTAGACCCACCACTATTAGTTCCGGATGATGGCTTCTTACTTCCTGTAAGAACTGTACCGGGTGGACTAAACTTTTACAGAAGCGGTACAAGAGATAGAATAGAACCATTAAACATTGGTGCAAACAATCCACTAGGTTTAAATATGGAAGAGCAAAGAAGAACTGCTATTAGAAATGTTTTTTATGTTGATCAACTGATGTTACAAACAGGTCCGCAAATGACAGCAACAGAAGTTATCCAACGTAACGAAGAGAAGATGAGACTACTAGGTCCTGTCCTTGGCAGACTACAATCAGAATTATTAAAACCACTAATCGACAGATGCTTTAATATTTTATTAAGAAGAAACCAATTTGCTCAAGCACCAGAATTTTTATCTGGTCAAGACATAGAAATAGAATATGTATCACCACTTGCTAAAGCACAAAAGTCTACAGAACTTTCATCAATTACTAGAGGTATAGAAATATTAGGATCACTTGCTAATGTTGCTCCAGTATTTGATTACATAAACTTTGATGCACTTGTTAAACATGTAGCTGATCTTGTGGGTATTCCACAAAAGGTACTGAAGTTACAATCACAAGTTAATGCAGAAAGAGAGGAAGCTGCAGCAGCAGCAGAACAACAACAACAAATGGCACAGATGCAACAAGTTGCACAAGCCGGAGGAGATATAGCACCACTAGCAAAAGCATTGCCAGAAGAAGCAAAAGCATTAGTGGAATAGTATGGAAACAAAACAACTAGAAAAGTTTTTAAAACAATTACAAAATAACTACAAATTTATATTCAGTACAGATGAAGGTAAGGAAGTTTTATCTGACCTTGAAAAAAGATGTCATTATCATTCTACCACTAACGTAAAAGGTGATAGCCATGAAAGTGCCTACATGGAAGGACAACGCAGCGTCATTCTATTTGTTAAATCAATGCTGCAAAACAATAAGGATAAATAATGTCAGAAGAACAGATAACACAAGAAACTGTGCCTGTAGAAACAACAAGTACAGAAACACCTCAACCTACTGCAACACCTGTCTCAACTGGAGATACTCCGGCAAGTTGGAAAAGTTCTATCAGTGAAGAATTTAGAAACGATCCAAACATTGAAAAGTTTACAGAGATAGATGCGTTAGCAAAATCTTACATCAATGCAACAAGAATGATTGGTCAAGATAAAGTTGCTGTACCAAATAAAAATTCAACAGAAGATCAATGGAATGAAGTTTATGCGAAACTTGGCAGACCAGAAACTCCAGACAAATATAGTTTAAATGTAGAATCAGATGTTGTAAACATGGATGAAAATGCAATAAAAAATTTTGCAGAACAATCTCACAAACTTGGTTTAAATAATAAACAAGCAGAAGGCATATTAGATTTTTATAAAAATAATATGGAAGGTTCTATACAACAAGCAAAGATAGATACTGAAACTGCACAAGCTCAATCTGAACAACAGTTAAGATCAGAATGGGGTAGAGACTTTGATTCTAAAGTACAACAAGCTGGTGCATTAGCAAAAGCAAATATTAATCCAGAAGTATTAGATATGCAATTACAAGATGGTACAAGAGTTGGTGATCATCCAGAAATAATAAAAGGTTTTGCAAAGATTGCTAGTATGATGTCAGAAGATAAAATGGTTGCAACTGAAAGTGAAAGTGTAAATTCAGTTACAGATATTGAATCTGAAATATCAGCTATTACTAATGACACTGATGGACCATATTGGAACAAACAACATCCAGATCACGATAAGATAGTTCAACAAGTTTATACATTAAGAGAGATGCTCAATGCAGATAAACAATCTTAATGATAATGAAATTCGATTAGAAGTATTGCGGTTGGTTAAAGAAACAGGAACAGAGTTACAGAAAAATGATCCCTTGCCAATCGCAGAAAAATATTATAATTGGATAGTAGGTAAGAAAATTCGTAAGACAAGTTCCACGAACCTTACTGACAAGAAGGAATAGACTTCTGGTCTAAAAGACTTTAAATCCAAGAATTGCCTATCATTATTGATGGAGAACTATTCTGTTTTTTATAATAACAATAATGTAAACAGGAGACAAATATGTCATCACAAATAACAACAGCATTTGTAGAGCAGTATTCTGCCAATATACAAATGTTATCACAACAAATGGGTTCTCTATTAAGAGACGCAGTTAGAATAGAATCTATCGTTGGTAAAGATGCTTACTTTGACCAAATTGGAAAAGTAACAGCTCAACTTAAAACGAGTAGACATTCTGATACACCACAAATCGATACACCTCACTCAAGAAGAAGATGTAGCTTGGCAGATTATGAATTTGCTGATTTGATTGATCAACAAGACAAAGTTAGATTACTAATTGATCCAACTTCTTCTTACGCAAAAGCAGCAGCTTATGCAATGGGAAGAGCAATGGATGATGTAATTATTGCAGCAGCACTTGGAACAGCTAACACTGGAGTATCTGGTGGAACAGCAGTTGCATTACCTGCAGCTAATATTACAGCAGTTGGTACTGGTGGAGCTAATACTATGAACATAGCAAAATTAGCTTTAGCAAAACAAAAACTTGATGCAGGAGACGTTGATCCTTCAATCAAAAGACACATTGTTGTTTCTCCAACAGAGATTCAAGATTTGTTAAATAACACCACTGTTACTTCATCTGACTTCAATACAGTTAAAGCATTAGTACAAGGTGAAATTGATTCTTTTATGGGATTCAAATTTCATGTGTCTAATAGACTTACTACAAATGGAGCCGGAAATACTCAATGTATTGCCTTCGCAGAAGATGGTATTTTACTTGGTATTGGTAAAGACGTAACTGCTAGAATAGACGAAAGATCAGATAAATCTTACGCTACTCAAGTGTATTACTGTCAAACAATCGGTGCAACTAGAATGGAAGAAGCGAAAGTTATTTCTGTTCTTGCAAACTAATCATAGCTTAAAGGAGAAATAATTATGGCTAATTCAACACAATACGCAAAAACAGTTGCGGCTTCACCATCAAAGATCAGTACTACTGAACTTCATGGTAGAGTAAGAGTTGCTTACGCAGATTTTACTGCGGATGCGGCTCAAGAAACTATCAATATGTTCAAGTTACCAGATGGTGCTAGAATTATTGGTGGAAGAGTGAATCATGCAGCACTTGGTTCAAGCACAACTCTATCAATAGGTCATGCAGCTTATACACAAGCTGATGGCACTGCTGTAGCGGCAGATGTAGATGAATACAAAGCAGCAGCTGCTTCAACTTCACTTACATCTTTTAACATTGCTACTACTACAGCTTTAGGTGAAAATTCACTTGTGGATTCACCAGATGGATTGATAGTTACAGCAACTACTGCTGGAGCAAATGCAACTGGACTTATTACAGTTCAGATGACATACGTTCTAGACTAATAAATAAAATTTTAGGGGGTGGAAGCGAGAGTGGAAACCCCCTAGAGTGCATGAAGAAAATACAAGATTTAAAACCTGTATTACATTTTAAAAAAGATAATTATGTGTATAGGTATGTATTAGTAGATAGGTTTCAAAACGATTCTAAAAATCATTATGGCTTTGATACTAAAGAAGAAAGAACAACAGAAGAAATATTTGCGTTAGAAAAAGATAGACAAATCAGACGTAAGTATATTATAAGGAAGTAGTATGGCATCAACAGTAGATATTTGCAATGGAGCATTAAACCAATTAGGTGCAACAACAATACTTTCACTAACAGAAGATTCAAAAAATGCTAGACTTTGCAACTCAAGATATACTCAAGTAAGAGACGCAGTATTCAGATCACACCCTTGGAACTGCTTACAAAAAAGAGTAGAGTTAGCACAATCAACAACTACTCCTCCATGGGGTTACAAGTTTAAATTTGATTTACCGGGTGATTGTTTAAGGTTATTAAGAATATTAGATTTTGATTCTAACTATCAAGTAGAAGGTAGATCAATATTATCTAATAATGAAACTATGAAGATATTATATATATCAAGAGTAGAAGATCCCAATCAATATGACGAATTATTAAGAGAAACATTATCTGCTGCATTAGGTTCAGACATTGCTTATGCTATAACATCAAACAATACTACATCACAAAACATGCTAGTTACTTACCAAGAAAAATTAAAAGATGCTAGATTTGTAGATTCAACAGAAGGTCAAAACATAAGACAAGAAAATGGTATGTCAGATATTGTAGATGCAGGTACATTTATAAACTCAAGGTATTAGTAAATGGCTAGAGTAGCTGCACAACTTTCAAATTTTACAGCAGGTGAGTTATCACCAAGATTAGATGGTAGAAATGATTTAGCAAAATATTCTGCTGGATGTGCAACTGTAGAAAATATGGTTATCTATCCTCATGGTGCGGCAGCTCGTAGACCCGGAACAACTTATGTTGCAGAAGTAAGAGATAGTTCAAAATCTACAAGACTTATTCCTTTTGAATTTTCAACTACACAAACTTACATACTAGAATTTAGCGATCAAAAAATTAGATTCTACAGAGACAATGGTCAAATATTATCTAGTGGTTCACCTTATGAAATTACATCACCTTATTTAGAAGCAGAATTGTTTGATATTAAATTTGCACAATCTGCTGACATTATGTATATTACGCACCCTAGCCACAAAACTAGAAAATTATCTCGTACAGGTCATACATCATGGTCATTAACAGAAGTAGATTTTACTAATGGACCATTTTTAGATTCTAACATTACCTCAACAACACTAACACCATCATCTGCATCAACAGGCTCAAGAACTATTACAGCATCTGCGGTTACAGGTATCAATGGTGGTTCTGGATTTTTAGTAACAGATATTGGTAGACAAATACATTTTAATGATGGTTATGGTACAATTACCGGCAGAACAAATACTACAGAAGTAACAGTAAATGTAACTACAGCTTTTGCAAATGCTAATGCTATTACTAATTGGTTTCTTGGTGCTTTCTCTGACACCACTGGTCATCCTGCTTGTGTAACTTTTTTTGAACAACGATTGGTATTTGCTGCAACACTTAATAATCCACAAACAGTTTACCTTTCTAAATCTGGTGATTATGAAAACATGGATGCAAACATTGGTGGTACTGTAGCAGATGATGATGCAATTATTTATACAATCGCTTCCAACCAAGTAAATGCAATTAGATTTCTAGCATCAACTAGAACTTTAATTATAGGTACAGCAGGTGGTGAGTTTGCAGTTACTGGCGGTGGAGATAATAATGCCATTACCCCTACTAACATTATGATTAAAAAACAATCTAACCATGGTGCAGCAAATGTAGATGGTATATCTGTAGGTAACGCAACATTATTTTTACAACGTGCTAAAAGAAAAATTAGAGAACTAGCTTATAACTTTGACGTAGATGGTTATACAGCACCCGATCTTACCATCCTTGCCGAACACATTACTGAAGGAGGTATTGTAGAGATGGCATACCAAGAAGAACCTTTAGCAATTATCTGGTGCGTTAGAGGAGATGGTGAATTAGTTGCACTTACTTATCAAAGAGAACAAGAAGTAGTTGCTTGGCATAGACATGTTTTTGGTGGAGCATTTGGAACTGGTAAAGCAGTATGTGAATCAGTTGCAGTTATACCAACTGAAGATAGTGAGTATGAATTATATATGATTATTAAAAGAACTATTAATGGTGCTACAAAAAGATATGTAGAATATCTAAACACATTTGATTTTACAGAAACAGATAACACTACATTTAATTTTTTAGATTCTCAACTTTCTTACAGCGGTGCAACATCAACATTAAATGGCGATATTTCTGCAACAGCTACAACAGTTATTGTAGCATCTGGAACAGACTTTACATCATCTGGTACAATAAAAATTGGTGGAGAAATAATTACTTACACAGGTAAATCTACAAATAATTTAACTGGATGTACAAGAGGTCAAAACATAACTACAGCAATAGCTCATACATCTGGTGCAACTGTTAAGCAGGTTGTTAATTCTGTAGCTGGATTAAATCATTTAGAAGGTCAAGTAGTAAGTATATTGGCTGATGGTGCAACACACCCTACAAAAACTGTATCATCAAATGCTATTACATTAGATAGATTTGCAAACAAAATTAAAGTTGGATTAGGTTATACATCATTATTAAAAACTATGAGAATAGATGCTGGTTCACAGAATGGTACATCACAAGCTAAAACAAAAAGAATATATGAAGTTACTGCAAGACTATACGAAAGTGTTGGTGTTGAAGTTGGACCAGATTTAAACAATATGGAAAGAGTACCTTTTAGAACTTCTGCTAATCCTATGGATCAAGGTATTCCACCTTTTACAGGAGATAAAGAAGTAGAATTTAGAGGAGATTATGATACAGATGGATTTATGATTGTAAGGCAAACTCAACCTTTACCTTTAACAATTTTATCACTATACCCAAGGCTAGTAACAAATGATGGATAATACACTACATATAGTACCTTACACAAAGGCTCATGGACAGTTTATATTATCCTGTCAAATGAACCACAAAGTATTAGAAGCAGATAGACACTACATTAATGTAGAAGGTGATGCTAAAAATTTAGAACAAGATCATTTAGCTTTTACTGGTATTGTAAATAACGATCCTATTTTTGCTGCTGGAATGAAAATGGTTTGGGGTAGAGTTGCAGAAGGTTGGGTTATAGCATCAAGTGAAATGTGGAAACATCCACTAGGTGTAGCAAAAGCAATTAAAAAAGATTTTGCTAGAGTTGCCAAACAACACAATATAGAAAGAGTACAAACTGCAATTAGAAAAGATTTTAAACAAGGTTTAAGATTTGCAGAGTGGTTAGGTTTGGAGAACGAAGGTTTAATGAAAAAGTTTGGTTTTGATGGCACAGATCAATATATGTATGCGAGGATATTTTAATGGCTCCATTAGCAGCAGCAGCACCTTATATAGTTGGCGGAACAGCACTTGCTGGAATAAGTCAAGCAGGAGCTATAGGTAAATTTAATCAAGACGTATCTAATAGAAATGCTTTAGTTAAAGAAAATGAAGCAAAAATTTTAGATGATAAGTTAGCACTTGATCTATCAAGATTTAATAAAGCATTTGAAAAACTTGAAGGAACTACCAATGTAGCTCTTGCTAAATCTGGTGTTGTTATGGATAGTGGTACATCTGCAAATATTAAACTTTCAAATTTATATGAAAAAGAATTAGAAATACAAATGATGAAATATAATACTGAAATAGGTAAAGCACAAAAATTAGAAGAAGCAAATTTTGCTAGAATAAATGGAGAGATGGCTAGAATGAACGCAAAAATGCAACAAATACAAATTGCAAGTTCTGCTGGTTCAAGTTTATTAACAATGACAGGATAATATGAGAGATTATAAATCAGAATATAAAAATTATCACTCTAAATCAGAACAAAAAAAAAATAGAGCTGGTAGAAATGGTGCAAGAAGAATTATGAAAAAAAAACTTGGTTCTAGTATATTGGGTAGAGATGTAGATCACAAAGATAGAAACCCAAGAAATAATAGTAAAGGTAATTTAAGATTACAATCTAAATCTTCTAACAGATCAAGGAATCAGTAATGCCAAAAATACCTACATTTACATCTGGAGCAGAAATGACAACACAAACTGGAAGTGTTACGTCAAATATACAAATGTCTCCAGCAAACAATATATTTACTGCAACACAATCATTACAAAAAACTTTGTCAAATGAGTATGTAAAAGAAAAAAAATTAGAAGCAGATAATAAAGCAACACTAATACTTGCTGATTTATATGTTAATCAAGATAATGGTACTAAAGGATTATATACAATACAAAGTGAAACAGGAGCAAATGGTAATCCCGGTGATGCTTCTAATTCTTTTGACAATGGTGTTAATAAATTATGGGAGTATGCACAAACAAATAAAGTTGGAGAGTTAGACAATTTTACTAAAAAAGCATTAGAAAAAAAATTCTATGCTACTGCAGGTATATTTAAAACAAAAGCATTATTAGATTCAAGAAATACACAGTTTCAAGATACTAAAAAAATAACAGATGATTTTGTTATGAAAGATGCTTTGGCATTAAAATTAAATGGAATTAGTTATTTAGAAGCTTATAAAAAAAATGTTCTTTCAAGAATAGAACAAGACACTACATTACAAGATTCTGGTGTTAAAAAACAACAAGCAGAATTATATTTAAAATTTGGAGAAAATACTTTAGGAGCTTCTCTTGCAGTTTCTCAACCAGAATTTTTAAAAGCAAATATTAGTAAATTAACAAGTTTATCAGTTGAAGAAAAACAAAAATTACTTAATGCTGCAGATGGTCAAATATTAGAAAACAATAAACAGCTATTTACTTTTGCTTTAAACTTAAATGAAGATAGCACAACATCACAACTTGTAGATGATTATCAAGAAATTGTTGATGGTACATTTAATGGTAATATAGATTTAATTAAACAATGGCAAAAATTACCTAAAGCTGATAAGGCTGCAATTATAGATTTTGCAAAAACCAAAAGAAGAGATAACACTTCAGAATTAAATAATAGACAAACAGCATTTTTAAATGAAAATAAACAAAAAGCTGTAAATGATTATACTAAATTATTTAATAATTCAGATTTTTTAGAAACTATTGATTTATTAAAAATAAATGAAGTATTTGGCGATCCTACTAATGCTTATGAGTTAGATTCTAAAAATCAAATAATTGATTTGTCTACAAAAGTTGGACAAGAAGAATTTAATAATGTTAATGAATATTATAAAAATTTTGAAATACAAAAAAAAATATTATCTGGAGAAGTAAAAGATCATATAACTAAATTTACATTACCGGGTGAAACAGAAGCTAAAAGTATTACAGAAAGAGTTGGAGAAGGAATATCAAAAGCTGAATTTGGATTTTATTTAAACTACTTATTGCCTAACACAAATAATCCAGATTTTATGAATAACAATAATAAGTTATTTAAACTAATAGAAACATTACAACCATCTATTGAAGGAGAAAGTTCATTAAAATATATTGATACAACAACAGATAATAGATTAAATAACTTTCAATCTCAAATGATATTAAGGTTTAATGAAGGTCTACAAAAAGGAATAAATGTAGATGAATTATTAGATAAAACTAGCAAAAATTATATAGGTAAAGGTTTAATACAAATTTATAAATCAGACAAAGATGCTATTACACAAATTATTGCAGAAAAATCTGCTGAAGTATCTGGTAATAATATTGAAGTACCACCTTACAGTGAGGAAAAATATGGATCAGTTGAAAATTATTTAAACTCACAAGAATATTTAGATTATAAATTTCCGGGTAGAGTAAAATTAAGAAAAGATTTACTAGATACTAGCGATATTACTCAAGAAGAATTTGATAAAGGAGCTGATCAAATGATAATAGATGGTAATGTTCTTGAAATAAGTGATTATGATGGTTTTCCGGGAATTGAATACAAAGGTCAATTTTATGCTTATGATGATGAAGGTAATCCGCCTAAAAGATTTTTAGAAAGACTACAAAAAGATAGAGAAAATAATAAAGTAAAAGCAGGTAAAATTAGTTTAGCACCTTATAAAAAATTTGAAAAATTAATAATAGATGAAGAAGGTTTATTGTTAAAAGCAAAAAAACTTTTTAAAGAAAAAAATTTTACTATAGGTTATGGTAGAAATAGATCATCTATTAAAGAAGGTGATACAATAACAAAAGAAAAAGCATTAGAATACTTAAAAGAAGATATAACTATAAGATTAGATGAAATACAAAATAGAATACCTTTGTTTAATCAATTTTCAGAAAACTTACAACTTGCATTATTTTATGAATATTACAGAGGTTCAGTTGGACAATCTACCGAAACAATAAAATTAATAAATGCAGGAAAATTTAAAGAAGCTGCAGAAGAATTTTTAAGAAATGACGAATATATAAATGCTGAAGAATTAGGAAAAAAAGGAATAAGAAAATCTATGGAAAAAGTTTCTAATTTACTTAAACAAGAAAAAGCTGGATTTATTTAAAATGACAACTATATCAGAGCAGATTAAAGACCTAACTGCAGCTGGAGCTTCTTCTACAGAAATAAATACTTGGAGCAAAGGAAAAGTAGAAGATATGATTGGTGCGGGTATACCTGCAGAAAAAATTACAGAAGCATTTGGAGTTGTACCTTTTGACAGAAAAAATGAAAAAAATTATTGGAAGTCTATATCTTCAGAAGTAGAAAAAGAAGTAAAAAATTTTCAAGACATTGATTTTTCTAAAATGGAAAGTATTGAAGATATACCTCAAGAAGTAAATGCAGCCGGTGCAATAGAAAAATTTTTATTAGGTAGTGATGAGAGGTATCAATTTTTACCTTATGTAAAAAAAGCACTAGGAGCATCTGGTGTTAATAAGATGATTAAATATCACTCAACAGGTGAGTTTGGTTTTGAAGTAGATATGCCAAAACCAGAAGGTACAGGATTTTTAGAAAAATTAACAGAAGGTGCTGTAGGTTTAGTTGCCGAACTACCAACATTTATTCCGGGTGCAGTAGTTGGAGGTTTAACAGCTGGACCCGGGGGTGCAGTTGTTGGTGGTGGATTTACTGCAGGTGCTATTCAAGGAATGTACACAGAAGCATTGGCAAAAGGTCAAGTTAAAAATTATGCAGAATGGTGGGATATATTTATAGAAGAAGGTTTAAGTGAAGGAGCTAAAACTGCTGCAAAATTATATGCTGCTTACAAACTACCTTCAGCTTTAGGAGTTACTTCTTTTATACCAAAAACATTAGCTCAATCTAGTGCTTATAGTACAGCTGGTGCTGTATTAGGAGATGGTTTACCTACAGCAGAAGATTTTGCTATTACAACCTTGTTGTTTGCACCATTTAATATTAAAGCATCAAAACAAAAATTAGAAAATGTATCTGCAAAAACAGGTAAAAAACCTGTAGATATTATAGAAGATTTAATACAAGACAGAACAATATGGGAAGATTTAAACTCTACAAATATTGAAATACCAAGAGCCTACAAAGATGTTTCTATAAAACAAAAAGATATTAAATTAGAACCAATAAGTACAAAAGATAAACCTAATAAAATTATAGATGAAACTAGATCAGAGTTAGATAAAAGTATTGCTTACGATACCAAGCCAAGAACATTTAGCACAAAAGGTTTTATAGATGATTTGTTTTATAATTTTATAGATCAAAACCATGTATATAAAAGAGCTGTAAAACAAGCTGAAAAGTTTGGTGTAAAATATGAAAAAGAAATTTCTCCTTATGAGAATTTTCAATTATTACATGGTGTTAAAGGTCCAATAGAAAGTTTTATTGAAAAGGGTGCAATAGATTATAAAACAGGAGAAATTGTAGGACCAGCATTAAAATCAATATTTACAAAATATAAAATAAATAATACAGATTTATATAAAGATTTTATTAGGTATTCTATTTCTAAAAGAGCTATAGAAAAAAGTTCTCAAAAACTTGAAACAGGTGTAAATATTAAAGCTGCAGAAAAATTTGTAAAAGAAAATCCTAAACTTGAAGCACCATTTAGAGAGGTTGTTAAAACTTCTGAACTATCTTTAAAATATTTATATGATGCTGGTGTTATACCTAAAGAAACTTATCAAGCCGCATTAAAAGCTAATAAAGATTTTGTTCCTTTTTACAGAGATTTTGTTGATGGTTCTGGCAGAGGTAATTTTTCTAAAAATGTTAGAAACCCTTTAAAATTTTTTAAAGGTAGTAAAAGACAAATAGTAGACCCATTTGAAAGTATATATAATAATATATCTACTTACATTACTATTGCTAAAAGAAACGAAGCCAATTTATCATTTATAGAAATGATTGAAAAAGTAAGAAAACTTCATCCAAAAGATATAATGGGTGGTGATATTTTTCCAGAAGTTCAACTTTCAATTAAAAGAACTAAAGAAACAAAAATTTCAGCTAAAGAATTAGAATCAGTTGTTGATAACCCTGCCAGTTTAAAACCATCTGTAGCAGAAGGTTTTTCTGTTTTTAGAAAAGAATCTGGATTATTAAAAGATTCAGAAATAGTTGTATATAGAAATGGTAAAAGAGAAGTTTGGGAAGTAGGTGAATCCTTTGCACGACCTACTAAAATGTTTGACAAAACTACATTTCAACATGTTGCAAATTTTTTTTCTATACCATCAAGAACATTAAGAGCTGGTGCTACTGGTGCTGGAGAATTTATATATAATAACGTAGCAAGAGATGCTACTTCTGGTGCTATATTAAGTAAAGGTTGGTATCCTCCTTTTGCACAAACTTTAACAGGTATAGCAATGACCATAAATCCACTGTCAAGAAAAACAGGTTACGACAAGATAGCAGAAAAATATCAAAAATCAGAAGCATTACAAAATTCACTTGTAACATTAGATAGAACTTATTTTAATCAATCAACAAAAGAATATTTTACCAATACTAGACCAACTAATATAATTAAAAATTTACCAGAATTTTTTAGAATATATACAGAATTTTCAGAAGGTATTAACAGAAAAGGTGTTTTTAAATATGCTGTAGAAAGAAATTTAAAAAAAGGATTATCAGAAAAAAATGCCATAAGAAAAGCAGCTGTTGAAACAAGAGATAACCCAATAGATTACAGAAGAATGGGTGCATCAATTCAAAGTCTTAACCAAATTTCTGCTTTTTTTAATGCTAGAATACAAGGTTTAAATCAAACTGTTAAAGCATTTAAAGATAGACCTGTGCAAACTCTTGCAAAAACTTTTATGTATGTAACATTACCATCTATATTACTTTGGATGCGTAACCATGATGATCCAGATTACCAATCATTACCTCAATGGAGAAAAGATTTGTTCTGGAATGTTAGAGTTAATGGAACATATTATCCAATAGCAAAACCATTTGAAATAGGTTTAATTTTTGGAACTGGTGCAGAAAGATTTTTAGACTATTATTTTGATCAAGACCCCAAAGCATTAGAAAAATTTAAAGATGCAGTTGCAGTACAAACATTTAAAGGATTAATTCCTATACCAGATGTTATTAAACCTTATTTTGAAACTAAAAATAATAGAAGTTTCTTTTTTGATAGACCTATTATTCCTGCTGGATTAGAAAATGTACCATCTGAATATCAATATACAGATTTTACTTCTGAAACAACAAAGTTAATAGCTGGATTAATTAGAAAATTAAATGGAGATGATTTTTCTGCTTTTTCTTCACCATTAGTTTTAGAAAATGCTTGGAGAGGTTGGACAGGTGGAATAGGTGGATATGTATTAGCCTTATCAGATTCACTATTAGATGCTACTGGTGTTATAGATAGATCAAAAAATAGAAAAAAAATGTTATCTGAATATCCAATTATAAAAGCAATATTTATAAAGAATCCAGACAGAAACGCAGAACCTATAACAGATTTTAGAAAACTATATGAGCCTGTTATGAAAAGACTTAATGCTGCAAGAATATTAGAAAATAGAGGTGAAATAGAAAAAGCAAAAATAGAGAAAGATAAATTACCTGCAAATTGGGTAGTATTAGAAAGAGCATACAGAGCTTTACAGGTTCAAGAAGATGTTATAAGAAATATTAACGAAGCTAAAGATTCTAACCCAGAAGAAAAATTGTATTTAACAAATATTGTGTTAAAAGATATGATTAATGGTGCTAAACTTGCTGTAAATCAATATTATAATAAAGAGGTTTATGCAATAAAACTAGACAATGATTAGTTAATTGAATATAGGTAAAATAACATGACAGTATCAACTACAATTATTAAGAGTTCCCACAATGGTAATGGCAGTACCACTAACTTTGCCTATCAATTTAAAATTTTGCAGGACAGCGATCTAACAGTAATTATTAGATCATCTACAGGTACAGAGACAACTAAAAGTCTATCTACACACTATACAGTAGCTGGTGCGGGTGATGCTAGTGGAGGTTCAATTACTTTCACTACTGGCAACACTCCGGCTTCTGGTGAAACTGTAGTAATTAGAAGGAATGTCCCGCAAACTCAAGCAATAGATTATATTGCTAATGATCCATTCCCTGCGGAGACACATGAAGAGGGTTTGGATCGTGCTACTATGGTTGCACAACAAGTATCTGAAGAAGCTGATAGATCAATAAAATTATCAAGAACAAACACAATGACATCTACAGAGTTTACTGTAGGTGCAACAGACAGAGCTAACAAAGTTTTATCTTTTGATTCTTCTGGAGAACTATCAGTAACTCAAGAGTTAGGAACTTTTAAAGGTAACTGGAGTGCATCTACCTCTTATCAAGTTAGAGATTTAGTTAAAGATACTTCGACTAATAATATCTTTATGGCTAACACAGCTCATACTTCTTCTGGTTCACAACCACTTACAACAAATACAGATTCAGCTAAATGGGATT